TCTCCGATCCTCCTATAGAAAATGGATTGTACTTTGCAGTTGCAATCCTATATGCCTTTTCATGCATAGTTACAATTTCCTCTGCACTCTTTTCAAAATCAGGTGTTGATTCATGACGAGAAGCATACTTCTTTTCATCAAACCAATCAGCAATTTCTTCTTCTGGTCTTGGATTAGGATCTAGGTCTTTCATTTTTTCAGGGGGTGCATACTTATTGTCATTAGTGGCTATAGGCATAGCATCTAAAGGATTCTCAAACTCATCACTAACCATCAATCACTTCCTCTATTACTATAACCTGGTGGATAACGTCCCTGTGAGGGATCTTTTTTAAACTCTGCTGCTCTTTCTTTAGCAAGTTTTTCTCTATGTGCAGCAGCTGCTTTCTTTTGTGCAGCAGTTGGTGGTTTAGGTTTTTGTCCTTTTGTTAGAACTGCATCATCACCATGTTGCTTTCTAAGTTTAGCAACCACATAATCAAATGCTTTGTCTTTACCTTCTCTTAAATCATCTGGCACATTCTCTGTACTACCAGAAACATATTTAGCATGTACCTTTCTTGCTAACATTCTCTTTGCTCTTGCACCAGCATCCATTGCCTTTTTAGGTTTTCTTTCTTCTTTCTTTCTACCAATACTCTTTACAAACTTCATAACACCTTCACTCACATCAATATTAGGAAACTTCTTCTTTACTTTAGCACGAACAGTTGCTTTCTCCTCTGGAGTTCCATGTTGTGCAACTAAACTTAATGCACTACGAGCATGTTTCTCATCAGGAATAGGATATGATCCTGCTTGCTTACCTTCTGGTCCTTTACCTTTACCAGGAAGTGCAAAGTCCTTATTAGGAAGTGCTCTTCTTTCAGCAGCATTAAGATCTGCTTCACCAATTACCTTCTGAATTTGAAGAGCATTCTTTCTCTTCTTTTCATTTTCTTTTTTAACATCTACTACTCCCTCTGCAACACCCGCAACATGCTTTCCTTTAGTTATTTTATCATAAAATCTAACAGACTGCATAACTCTTTCGGCATTCTGCTTTGCTTTTCCTGGTGCAACTCTCTTATAACCCGCCTTTCTCTCACCTGCCATTGCCTTTCTTGTTGCAGTATCTTGTCCTTGCACTGCTTCTTGAGCAATTACATTTGATTGCTTCATTGCATTAGATGAATCACCTTCTACACCATCTTTCTTTTCTTGTTTGGCTTGAGACATATCCTTTCTTCTTAACTTCAACTTCTGACGATCTAAAATCATCTGTTTCATATCTAATCTTTGATGTTGTGCTTTTGTATCTGCCTCCACCATACTAATTACTTCTCCACCAATCTCCTTAACTGCTTCATCGAGTTTAGGATTGATAGTAACCTTATTGTTTATACCTTTCTTTTCTGAAACCTTCTTTAAAGCTTCAGTATCAGTCATCTTTCCAGTGACAACTTCAGACAGATTAAACTCTTCTCTCCAATTAGATAAACCAGGCATTGTATTACTTTTTATTTTTTCTATACTTATTTATGAAATTCCTTATCTTTTTAGTTCCCGTAAGATCCATTGTATACTGTCGAAGATTATCTGTACCTACTTCTCTTTGACTTGCAGGTACCCCTGAAGGTCCAGAATAATTAACAATTGCTTCAGTCACATCCTTTATCCATGACTTAAACATATTATTTTGCTCTGTCACACAAATAAGATAGTTAGTTCCTCTACGCATTATTCTACCAACCAAACCTGTATTTAAACTCTCTACAAGATCTCCAATTCTAAAAACTTTTTTAGTTACATAATGCTCACGTAGTGTCTGTTGATCATATCTTGGTGCAATCTTCCAAGTTGCAAACTCTTCTTTAACTTTAGATGCTGCTTTAATCTTCATACCTTGTCTAACAGCATTAAATAATGCCATTCTATCACCATCATCAATACCTTTAGGTAATCCTCTCTTAAATCCAGCAAAATCATCGTCTACTACTGCTTTTCTCAACTTAGATGCAGACATTCCTTCCACACCTTCTGCATCTGCATCTCTTACACCAGCAGAAATTACTCTGATTAGATCAAAATCATATAATTCTCCGTTATATTTCTGTGCTAAGTTATCAAATTCTGCTTGTCTGTCTGCTCCAACTACAATATTAACATTTTTATACCCTTCTTCTGATGCTGCAATAAGAACATCAAAGATAGATCTCATATCAGGATCATTTATAATCTGCTCCTCAAAGTCAGGGAACATTTTCCTCATATATGACACCTTCATGTCAGGATCAAGAGGATTTTTCTTATTATCTTGTGTACGTGAGGGATATATTTTTAAATCTCCACCTTCTGCTGCTTTCTTTGCTGCACTTAATAACTTTTCATGACCTACTGTAGGAGGATTGAACCTACCAAAGGCAGTTGTTAGAGTGTCACCACCTCCAGATTTAGCGTCACCTTCTGGTTCTGCTGCTTTTGCCTTTGCTTTAGGAGCAGGTTTTTGTAAAGGAGCACCAGCAAGATCATCGTCTGCACGACGAGTTGCCATCTGCTTGACTGGACCTTCTTGTGCTTTTGGTTGCTTCTTATTAGTAAACTTTAATCTACCTTTTTCAGTAACCGCCACCATGTTTCCACGAGAGTCAAACCAACTACCGTGTCCATCGCTTTTGAGGTTCAACTTCGATGCTTGCATCGACGCTTGAGAAGTTCCTGCCTCTGTTAAGAATAGTGAAAAACGTTTCATATCTATATTTAGCGTTTCGGTAAATAGGCATGTATACCAACTTTGTCCAATTTTCTTTGTGCCTGTTTAAGAAAATTATCAAATCTTCTAGTAATAAAGACTTGAAATTGAGGATTAACTGTAATAGATCCCTTATATCTAACTTCAATATCAACCACTCTCAATTTATCTATCCACATTGTATAAAATAGTTTAGCCGCAGTTGCTCTTCCTTGTGGATCAAATGCTTGAATTTTATTTTTAGTTTTATCTAATTTAAATTCTGCATTAAATTTACCAATAGAAGTCTTACCTCCCTCAAACATATAACTAAATACCTGTTTTAGAAATGCACTACTTTTCTCATTAGGTTTTAACACAGTTAATTTACCATCAGGACCAATTCCACCAGCACCTGTGATCAAACTAAAATGAAAATTTTCTTGATTAACATAGTCCTGTATATCAATTCTAAAACATAAATCTAAAAATTCCTTAAAATTATTATCATCTTTCATCACTTTTCTAAAAACTCTATCAATTTCTAGAAAAAAAGTATTTTGAGGATATTTAAAATCTTTTGTCTCACGAAGAGTGCCCCTCTTTCCAGTCAACGCAGCTTTCTTTTCATCACCACCTAAAGCATTGTTTAAATTTTTCTTCCAACTACCACCAGTTGCAGCCTTACCAAATCTAATTTTGTAAACACCCTTCCAAAATTGCTCTTCTTTTTGAAGTAATGCCTTTTTATCAGCAGTATTAGCTTTTAAAAATAAATATCCTGCTGTTTTCTTACCTCCAGCTTCACCTACAACAGGTTTATTTAATAATGTTGGATCAGATTCTCTTACGCCAAGTCCCTTTTTCTTTAAAGACAATCCCCAATGATGAGTTGTTTGTCCTAAGTTAAATTTAACTATTAAATCAGAAGAATTATATGCTTTAATAATTGTATCTTTAGCTTTATCTTTACCCTTAAACTTTTTTATATCTGCACTCCATTTCGCTCCTGTCTGATATACAACTATATCTTTAGCATTATTTTTATCCAACAAATTCCCCACATAATTTGATACTGATATGGCCTTTGCAAGATTAACTACATCTCCTTCAATTAATTTTGCTTCCTTAGTATTAAAACCTTTTACCTTCTTATGATCCTTATATATTTTTGTTCCCCATTCCTCTAACTCTGCATTTCTTTTCTCAACACCTTTACTATTAATACTCTTCACATTAACTATTCCATCTTTTCCCATTGCAATTAAAGTTCCCGTCATTAATTCATGTGGATCACCTTTATCTTGACGCAATCCTTTTGCATATATTACAAACCCACTTGTTAGATTAGATTTTGGTTCACCATTAGCTTTTGTTTCCTGAATATCCATAACGATGGATCTCGACCCATCAGAAAATTTTGTAACTCTATCAAATTTAAATTCTTCAACGTCAGCTTTAATATCATTCTCTTTAAATGTTTTATGATAATGTTTTATTATATCACCTTTCTTTTTTTCTATAGTATCCCATATCTCCTTAACAACACTATCTCTTTGACTAGCTTGTTGAACTGTTACCCGTGTACCATACCCAGCTGGTCCATTAAAAAGATCTTTTAATTTACCAAAAGAATCTTTATTATCTACTGGCATAGTAAATGCATAATCATCTGCACTTAATCCCTTATTATGTTTTTCTATAATATCAGAAATATCACATTCATTAGCAACCCATCGTGATAGATCAACTAACACATTTTGTATATTAGCCATAATAAATCAAGCCTCCTTCATCGCTTGTTGTGCTCTTTCCCTCCTCTTTGCATGAATCCTTTCTTTTGCCATTCTCTTTTGATCATTCTTTTTCTTATCATCTTCTCTCTGATCAATCTTATCATCACTAGTTTCTTTTCTTTCTTGTTCTGCCTTTTCACGTTCAGCATCTTTCTTTTGCTTACGTGCTAAACGTTCTTCTCTTGCTCTTTCCATTGCTTCGTTATTTTTCTCTGCTGCCTTCTGTCTAAATTCAGTGGATGTCTGTAATGCAGACTGAGCTCTTTGAGCACCCCTCTCTTTAAAAGCAGAAACTTGATCGCTCTGCCTTTGTTTTAGAAGTGCTCTACGTTCACCTATATCCTCAAAGAATTGATGAATAGATTTCATTACTTACGATATCCTTTTGGATCGTTACCAACCCTTCCTTTCATAAATCCTTTATCCTTTACTTCCTGTCCTGCTCTTCTTCTTGCTTTGTTACCTGTTCCTCTATCAGTTCCAGGTGCATGAGAACCTTTACTACCCCTTCCACCTCTTTTTATATTAAATCCCTTGCCACCAAATTCACCATGACTTTGTGCTGCTGCTTCTTTTGAAGATGCACCTGCCTTTCTTTTGGATTGTCTATCAGTATATGTACTATGAAGTCTATCAGCAGCATCGGATTTATCTTTACTATAACCCTTCTGCCTATCCTTCACTCTTCTCATCGCAACATACATTCTATCAGATTTGTCAGTAGACTTCTTCTCTGCATCACTTACAGGTCTTCTTTTAGTCGTAGTAGAACCAGACTCTAATGGATGCTTCTTACCAGGATTACGACGATGCCAACCAGACTCCATAAGATCTAAAATTTGATCCTCTGGCAAATTACCCAAAGAACTTTCTACAAATTGTAAAAGATCATCATCTATTTCATCTAATATATAAACTTCAGTCAGGTCTGCCTCCTTAAGTGCTTCAATTTCTTCTGCAGTAAACTTACCACTCTTTTCTAATGCACCCCAACGCTTAAGATCTGCTTCTAGTTCTGCTTTCTTTACTTGCTGAACAACTCCAATATACTCATCATCAACAGATTCAGTAGTAGATCCTTTCTTGTGCTTCCAATCTGGATCATCTCTTCTCATCTTACTGCGTTCCCATGCAGCATAGTCACGTTCTTTCTTTGCTGCTTTCTTCTTACCTTCTTCTGTATCCTTAACAGCTTCACCAGTTCCTTTCTTGGATCTGTACATATCAATAACTGCTGCTACCTGATCAGGAGTATCCTTTTGCTTCTCCTGCAATTCTACTTCTTCTTTTACTTTCTTACCTGTTCCTACTCCAGGAAGTTTATCTGCTTTTGCAGCATACTTACCTTTACCTGTCTCGGCAGCCTTTTGAAGATCCTTAACTTCCTTACTTACTAATTCATTCTGTTCCTTCTTTACTTCACCTTTCTCATATCCAATACCATCTCCATCATCATCCCACCATCTCTTTACCTTCTTACCTTTCTTATTAGGTGCTCCTGCTAGATCATCATCTTTCTTATCCTTCGCTTCTTCTGCTTCAGGGGATTCCGCTTTGCCTTCTCCCAAGTGATCAGCAGCCTTATATGCTTTGTTACCTGCTTTGTAATTCTGATATGCTTTAGTATTTGCTTTTTTATCAGCAGCAGTTACAACAAGGCGAGTGTCTTTTTTCTCTTCTTTCTTTTTTCCACCACCGTATACTGCCTCATACACTGATGCAATATTTCTTAAATCCTTGGAATCCATGTTAATACAGTAGTTCTTCTTTTTATATTTATAGATCCTTATTCTCCGACATCCATTTATTGATTGCAGTATCATATTCAGCAGTATGTTTAAACGCTTCTATTGCAAATTGAGGACGTAAAACATCAACAGTAACAGATATATTACCCTTCAATGCATCAATAAAGATCCCATACTGATTAGGATTAGTCAATATAGTAACGTCTTTTTGATTCTTTGCTGCTGATCTTACCATACTAGGACCACCAATATCAATATTTTCTATTGCTTCTGCCCAAGTTACATCTGGTTTAGCAACTGTTTCTTTAAATGGATATAAATTTACTGCAACAATATCAATAAGTTCTATACCATTTGCATTACGATCTAAATCATGTAATGGATGACCACGCTTTGCAAGAATACCTCCATGTATCTTTGGATGTAATGTCTTCACTCTACCTTCAAGAATTTCTGGTGAACCAGTATATTCAGATACCTTCATTACAGGTATACCTTCTGCTTGAAGAACAGCATGAGTTCCACCACTAGATATAAGTTTATATCCAACACTAACTAATCCTTTTGCAAAATCTACAATACCTGTTTTATCAGATACACTTAATAATGCATAACTCATAGATCTCCCTCCTGTCTGTTTTCTGAATGATGAACATTAAACTCTCCACCAGGATATCTTGCTTTAAGTTTATCTACATTCATCTCAATAATTTCATCGAATGTAGTATCTAGTGCCATACATGCTTGGGCAATATACCAACAGATGTCACCAAGTTCTCTCTTCATGTGAAAGACATTATCTTCATTGTATGGTTTACCTTGAAGAATAATTTTCTTTACTACTTCAGTAAATTCACCTGCTTCAGCAGTAAGACCAAGTGCAGCAGTAAGTAATTGAGGAACATTACAATCATCCTCTGCTTCTAAACTACTTATCCTTTGTAATAGTGATGCAAGATGAAGACTTTCATTACTAGTCACCCCTTCAACAAACTCAAGATATTTTTCAGTATCTACATTCACTTTACCAGATAATCCAGACACAACTCTCTCTGCTCTTGCCCGATCCTTTGGATCAGTAAAAGGATTTTCTGCATTAGGATCATTACGTTTGTAATCGTAATAAGCATCAGAATGTTCTATAGTCATTTTAAGATAAACGAATGTTTTTTGCTAGTCCAAGTTTCTTTAATAATACTATATGATACCATGTTAAGTCAACCTGTCCAGGTAATATACCTTGCTTTGCTGAATTAGGATATGCATGATGATTATTATGCCAACCTTCTCCAAATGTAACTGCTGCTACCCACTTATTATTACGTGAATTATCATCGGTGTCAAACGGTCTTTCACCCCATGTGTGAGTTGCAGAATTTACTAACCATGTTACATGATATACCACAACTAATCGAAGAAATATACCCCATAATACATAAGACCATCCACCTAAACTAAAAAGAAAGAACCCTAAAGGAATTTGTAGGAATAAAAACCACTTATCCAACCACCTAAAATAAGGATCTTTTCTCAAGTCTGCAGTATATCTATATGCTTCTTTTTCAGCAGGTACATCAACAAACATCCATCCTATATGACTCCACCAAAATCCTTTGTTCATATCATGAGGATCTGGATCTGTATCAGAAAACTTATGATGTTGACGATGTATTCCTGACCATGTAATAGGACCAAATTCAGCACTCAATGCTCCACATGTTGCAAGGATTCTTGCTACCCATACAGGAACAGTAAATGATCTATGTGATAATAATCTATGATACCCTAGAGTAACCCCAAGACATGCTGTAACCCAATACAAAATAAGAAGAGTTGCTACTGATCCCCAACTCCAAAATTGAGGGAACAATGCAACTCCTGCAAGAACATGTATTACCAACATGAATATGATTGTTGGCCATTTAATATTGTTCAAAACTTGAAATCGTTAAAGGTTTTCTTAATCTTCTTATCTTCAGGATTATACTCTTCTTCTTGTCCACTGTCAACCATGTCTTCTTGAGCACTTTGTTCGCAGTCATATAGTCTCATCTTGGCACGATCTATACCAACTATAAATCTTTTATTAACTGTAGGATCATTATAACGATTCTTTAACTGCTTAACCATTATTTGGTTCAAGGGTTCCAAGTCTTCTGTAGAAATAAGGGCAAACATAAGGTCAGCAGTAGCAGGGAGTCCAAAAGATTCAGAGGTGTCAGTAAGCTCAACATCGCTACTACCGTAACCGCTACGAGTAGTTTGAGTGGCAGATACAATCGGAAGGTTCGCCTCAACTGCGAGACCCCGTAATTCTTCTGCGATGGCTTTGATGTATGAATAGGAGTTGACATTAGCATTACCACGATACCTGCTAGAGGCACATATATTTAAGTAGTCTATGAATATTATATCTGGTCTAAAGGATTTTTTCAACGCAAGTTCATTTAATAATGCCTTGAAATGTCCACTATGTGCAGATGCAGTAGGATACTCTTTTATAATTAATGTTCCTTGTGTCTTATCAGCAAGGTTAGTTACCTTACTTTCAAACATAGGTTTAGGTAAATCTGTTATGTCTTGAATGTTGACATTAAGTAAATTAGCATCGATCCTCTCCGCAATCTTTTCTTCTGCCATTTCGAGAGTGATGTAGAGGACGTTTTTACCCTGGAGTAAAGCACTGCTTGCCACATGACACATGAATAAAGACTTTCCAACACCTGTGCCAGCCAAAGCAATGTTGAGAGTTTTATTCGGTAACCCTCCTTTCGTAATTTTGTTAAAGTATTCGAGATCAAATTCGAGTTTGTCTTCTTTCCTATGGTACGACTCATAGCGTTCCTCATAATCTTGTAAATAATCGTGACCTATATGATTATCGAAAGAAACAGCCAAAGCATCAGACAGAATAGAAGGAATAGCATCCCTTCCTTTAGTGTCATCCTTCCCATCTGCTAACTGGATCGATTCCATTAGTGCCAAATATATAGCACGATCTCGACACCATTTCTCTGTGGTATTAACTAACCAATTAAATTCAGAACCTTCTTCATCTAAAGAACCAATTAAATCAGTAACTTCTTTAAAAGAAGAATCATTTATATCTTGTCTTTTCTCTGCTTCAATACAAAGAATCTCTTTAGTTACTGGTTTATTATACTCCTCAACAAATTTAATTATCTCCTCAAATACAACCTTCTGATTATAATCCTCAAAATAATCTGCCTTAATAAAGGGTATGACCTTACGGACATACTCCTCGTTATGAATTAAATTGCGAAGGATTAAAAATTCAACTTTGTCCATGAGGTACATCAAATACAAAAGTTATTCTGGTTACATCTCCCAGATTCACAGTCCCATGTGGTATCTTATTATTAAACCACAATAATGTGCCTGGGTCAACTATAACACTTTCATTACCAACAAAATACTGATACTGTCCTTGAATTGATAAATGATATCTATTCTTATCCAAGTAATAGGTTCCTTCATCAATATGTGCTCCAACTATCTCATCAACAGGTAAAGCAAGAAAACCACACCGACGTATATCCGAGAACTGTTCTCCAAGATATTTTAACACTTCGGTATGGTGTTCATATGCAGGAGTAGGAATACATATCTCTGTGTTACCTACATCCTCTCCTTTCTTTGTGATCCCACCCATGACCAATTGAAGGATATCAACTGATGTAATGTATTGATGAGGATCTTTAATCTCTGCATTATCTAAACCTTTTTGTGAACCCCAATCAGTAGGGTATTGATCTAGTTGTGCTTTAATTTTAGATATATCAATTCCTTTTTTAAGGATTTTAATGTTATCCATAACTGAATAAGAAATCATTCACTAGACTATCTGCTTTCTCCTTACCAAACTTACCAGCAAGAAATCCTCCTACAGGATCTAGTTTAGTCATATAAGAATCAAAGTCTTTATACTCTGTAGTATCTGTGCCAGTTGGTTTTGCCTCTTCTAGCATATCAATCCAACACTGAAGATACTTCTCAAACATAGGAAGATGAGCATCAACCTCAAATGGTTGAACATATTGTATGTAAATGTTTCTTGAGAAATGATTACCTGGTTCAAAGAATCTATAATCACCTCTTCCATAAGGCAATCCTTTAACTTCAAACAAATAATTCTCTACAGGATGTTGGAAGTCAAATACTATAATGGTTTTCTTTTCAGAAAACTTCATTAAGTCCATACCAAAACAAGGAAGGTTACTTCCTGTCTTAGGGTATGCTATACAGTTAAAGATATCTACATTCTTACCATCAGATATATCAACCTGCCTTGACTTAAGTAAGTATGGATGAGAATGATCTATAGCATTTAAGGAAGTTCCCTTTGCTTGCCATGATGCCCATAAGTTTTCAATCTTACAGGGCAACATTGACCTATAAGTGCTAATGTAGTTTTGCCAAATTGTCATGAACCATAACTAAATTCGTTTTGTGCAATTTCATCAAGTGCTTGCATTACCTCATTGGTAAAGTAAGTCTCTGGTGAGGCAAGAATCTGCTTTGCGTATAACTTTTTACCAGCAATTTCGTATCTTCCTGCGACATTTTTCCAGAGTCCACCGATCTCACCGAGTTCCAATAAACCATAATACCTATCAAGACCACGATCATCATAGAATAAACGTATCTCAACAGTCTTATTCTCCTTACTTAAACGTGACTTGTGAGTCTTCGCTTTGATAATGTTTCCGATGATTTCTTTTCCATCTTTTTCTTTTTTCTTGCTGAGATATATGATTGTACTTGCTGCATATTTGAGTCCACTACCTCCCCCCATTTCTTTCGTTGGTACGTAAGCTCCGATGACATCGTATGTATGATTTGTGACAATGAGAGGGACATTCGCTTGGCCAAGTTTTAAAGTTAACATTCTAAATGCTCCCTTAACCAATTGAGATTTGGTCATATCACGCACTTGTTTATCGTCAAGTGCGTCCCTAATCTCTTTCTCGGTAGAGAGCATTCCCAAGGAGTCTAACACAAACATACATGGCTTGCGATCTTCTATGGGCATTTGTAGATATTTATCAACTGCCTTCAGTGCCTTACCTCTAAACTCTTCAATAGTAACTACATTAATAACAACTAACCTATTCAAATCAATTCCACGAGACTCTAATAACGGTTTATTAACAGCAGCTTCAGTATCGAAATAGAGACAGTAACCATCAGGATTAGAGTCCAAAAAATTCTTGACCACTGCGAGGGAGAAGAAAGTTTTACCAGTACTAGACTCACCAGCGATGGCAGTAATCTTATTACTAGATACGCCACCAAAAATGGAACCGCTAACCAGTCCGTTAAAGATGTACGAACCTGTGTCGATGAATTGTTCTGTTCCTTCGATGTCTTTTGCGAGTTGGGTGTAGTCATCACCAATTTCTTTGACAATTTCTTTAAGAAAATCCATTAAATGTCACAATCATTATGTTTACATTGATATTCATCAGATTCTGAATAAATCTGAACCTTACTAGGAATAGTAGTTTGAGACTTATCTTCTCTTCTACCATCATCCCTAATACCTTTCAATAAATGATACAACCTAGCATCACCGCCCAGGGCTAATGACTGGACAATAGTATCTAAATCTTTATGATTGATAGGTAATTCCATTAGGTGAAAAAAAGCTCTAGGTTTACGGTTTTTTCTACATTCCAACCAATCGCATCAAGAATGATTTTGAGTGGTTCCAAGAAGGCTTTGTCAAATTGTAGGTCATAGTCTATGTACTTGTCAAGACCAATTTCGCATGGAAAATCCTGAATAAACGAAATAATATTCTCATGAATAATATTAGGTTTTTTCAGGTAACAGAATTTAATTTTTTCGCCGTTCTGAATGAGAGAGTACTTATTATCCAACTTATGTTTTTTAACATAATGGTTGTACAATAATGCACCCCGTATATGTATAGGAGTTCCTTTAGCATATATTGTAGAAGATGCTTTATACTTTTCTACATTAGTTGCAGACCGTGGGAAAGAAATATCTTCTGGTGGAAGACTCTTAAATTTCTTTCGTGATTGCTCAATAAAATCAATAACTTCATCCTCTGTACCATTCATCATTATCTTAAGAGCAGACTTAATCATATCTCTACATGGAGCAGGTGTAGAAGATTTAACTGCTTCAATACCCATCATCTTCAGTTTTGGTTCTTCATATCTCACACCTTCACTATCCCACACATTAAGGATATAACGCTTCTTAGCAGTCCATATACCCCTCTCAGCGATGTTCTCTCGCTTCATCTGCATCTTTTGGTCATACGCACTTACGTAGTCGGCCAACGCTTGATAAGAACTCTCAATATAAGGCTCAAATTCATTTTCACACACCTTATTAAGGAACGTGACAACGCCTTCAGTAGTTTTCTTTCTGCCCTCGTATACAGCCTCAACCAAAGGACCAAGATTAAGATAAATGGAATCAGTATCTGAAGCAATAACATAATCAACACCTTCTGTTTTTAAGATCTTA